CGGACTGGGCCAACTCTGGGGAACCAGAGATCCCGCCTAATGTGCACGAGGCCCGGGATGCGCTCGCCCTCTGCGATCGCGTGATTGCCGGGCAGGAGCAAAGCCCCGAGTCGTATGCCAAGTACGCCATTGCGGACGTCGAAGGTGAGATGACGCAGGAGAAGGACCAGGGCCGGATGGGGTTCTGCCTGCCCTACTTCAAGGACTGCACGCACGTCCTCGACGTGGCCTGCGGGAACGGCACAATGGCGCTCCTGCTGGCGCAGACCTACCCGCCGCTTCGCGTCACGGCGGTGGACTACAGCCAGGGCAACATTGACCGGGCGCAAGCGGTGGCCGACAAACTCGGGCTGGCCGATCGCATCACCTTCGTCTGTGCGTCGGCGTGGGACCTCCCCACCCAGACCCCCCGTCCACTGCCCACGATTCCGGGTGGCTACGATGGCCTCTTCTGCGGCGAGTTCCTCGAACACGTCGGCGACGCCGCCGGCCTCGTGACGTATCTGGAAAGCTACGTTGCCGAGGGCGCGCGGATCGTCTACACGGTGCCCCACGGCCCGCTGTCCGAGGCGCTGGGGCGCGACATTCCGCTCCTGCGCTCGCATGTGCATCATTTCCAGCGCACCGACCTCGGGCGGGTCTTCGGCGCGAAGCGGGAGTCGCAGTTTGGGTTCCTCAATGCCGCGGTCACGGCGCGGGGACATGCACTGGCCCATTGGGCGATCAATTATCGGATGGCCCCCGACCGGCCGTCCCTGCCGTTGGAACTCGAACAGCGCATCCTGACGACGCGCCCGATGCGGCGCCTGTCGGTGGGGCTCATCGCCAAGGACGCCGAGGTGGATCTGGGCAAGTGCCTCGCGTCGGTCTGGCGCCTGGCCGACGAGATCGTGGTGGGCGACACGGGGTCGACCGACACGACGGCGGCCATCGCCGCGACCTATCACGCGCGGGTCATCCCGATCGATCCGATTGACGTGCAGCCGGAAGGGTTCAGCGGCGCGCGCAACCAGGTGCTCAACGCCTGCACGGGCGAGTGGTTCCTCTGGATTGACACGGACGAAGTGCTGGCGGGGGGCGAGGCGCTGCACAAGTATCTGGAAGGCGACTCGGTGTTCCAGGGGTTTGCCCTGCACCAGAACCACCTGATGCTGGACGCGCCCATGCACCACGACACGCCGGTGCGGGTCTTCCGGCGCGTGCCGGAGATTCGGTTCTTCGGGTGCGTGCATGAACAGCCCGGCTGGCAGGATGCCAATACGGACATCTACCCGGCGCTCGAAATCGCGGACGTCCAGATCGCGCACCTCGGGTATCTGCACGAAGGCATCCGGCGCGACAAGATGCTGCACCGCAACCTGCCGCTCCTGCAGCGGGACCGCAAGGTGTTCCCCACGCGGCGGTTGGGCGGCGTGCTCGTGCTGCGCGACCTGGTCAATCTCGCCGACTACGACCGCGAATCGGCCGGTGGCGGGATGACGAGGAAAGCCCATGCCTACTACCAGGCGGCGCTGGCGCTCTTCGACAAACTCTTCGCCGACCCGGCCGACAAGTATCACGGCATCGCGCGGCCCTGGTATGAGAAGGCGATCAAGGAACTGGGCGGCGGGCTGGAGATCGAACTGGCCATTGGGGGCAAGTGGGGCGGCCTGAACGGCAAGCGGGCCAAAGCCGAACGCATCTGGGTGCGCGACGCCGACGAACTGAAACGGGCCGTCGACGCGAAGGTCGAGACGCTCCGGCAGCAGATGACGCCGACCGAGCTGCATGTGAACCCGTTCGAGCCAGAGAAACCGGAGGCGGTGCATGGGTAGCTGGCATCCGAACGACCTCGTGACGGATCAGGACTTGGCCGACTACGAGTCGACCATCCTGACGAAGTTCGGGCAGTTCACCTGGGAGAGTAAACGGACCAAGGCGCTCGAAGACTGGCTGTTCCCGATTCTCCGGGGCGCCGGCTTCGACCCCCAGCAGCTCCGCACGCGGTTCGACGCCACTCAGGTGACCGGCTACACGGGGAGCGCCTATGCCGACCTCACGGGGGCCGCCCAGGACGCCACCACAGACGACGTGAATCTCGCCACCATCTTCGCCACCCCCGCGACGGACGCGCTCTACGTGGGCTCGTCTGAGCCCTTCCGGGGGCTGTTCCTGAAGCTGCTGGACAGCGTGTCGGCGGTCACGGCGACTCTGTCGGCCGCCTACTGGTCGGGGACGTGGAAATCGCTCGCCATCAGCGACCGGACGGTGGCGGTCAGCGGCAAGGCGCTCTCGGGTGGGGGCTCGGTCGTGTGGACGCTCCCGCCCGACTGGGTGACGCGGGCGGTGAACGGGTCCGACGCGCGCTACTGGGTGAAGGTATCCGTCTCGGCGGTGCCGACCGGGGCCAAGGCGAGCCAGATTGGGGTCATCCGCACGTCGGTGCTCCGGGCGCCGCTCGCCTTTCGGACCCTGGCGCTCATCATGCGCGAGGCCGTGACGAGCAGCGATGGGCCGTGGAAAGAGAAAGCCGACTACTACGCCGACCAGGCCGCCGAATCCCTGGAACGGGCGCTGCCGCTCGTCGGCGGGGAGTTCGATACCGACGCCGATGACCTAGTGGATGCCACCGAAGCCACCCAGACCAGTACCGAGGCGTCTGGCGGGGGCTGGCGTCTGGAGCGCGGGTAATGGCGGCCCTGACGGCCGACGTCATTCGGACGCGCATCTCGTCGCTGCTCAGCCGTGCGCCGTTCGCGTTCACGCCGTCGCCGGAGCCGTTCGGGTTCGACCTGCTGCCGGCGGAACTGGTCGACGGGAGTTTCTGTCTGGAATCGGTGGCGGCGCGAGCGACGGGCGGCGGGAACTACACGGAGACGCGGGTGGACCTGCTTCACATCACGGTGGCGCGCTTACAAGAAAGCGACCCAGACGCCTGCTATCAGGCGCTGCTGGTGGATTGTTCGAGCATCACCGCGGCGATTGTCCGTGATGGTGCCGAACTCGGCGGCGACTATGACGTGCTGGATGACGGACGCGGGGCGACCATTGCCCATGAACCCGGCCGGGCGTTCTCTGTGCTGCGCCTGACCCTGCCGGTGGACTACGAGGCACAGCTCTAAGGAGCCACCATGAGCGGAGTCACCGGGCGAGAGGTGGGGATCGCCTTCGCCAAGTTCGCCACGAATAGCTGGAATGTCGCCGCTTCGGTGACGAAGGGCGCCTACTTCTCGTCCGATGGCGGCCTGAAACTCCAGCCCACCCTGGTTGATGACGATGCCTTCGGGCAGGTCTTCCTCGGGGAGTCGGAAGTGGGGGACATCGAAGCCCCCGACATCAGTCTGCCGGCCGTCACGCGGTTTGATGACCACCTCTACATCTTCGAGGCGCTGGCGATGGGGTCGCCCGCTACCGTCACCCTCTCAACGTCAGCCACGGGCGCGGTCACGAGTTGGCGGCACGTCATTGACCTGTCCGACTCGCTCGACGGGCTCGGCGTCACCCTCGCCATCAACAAGAAACTCTACGTCGAAGAGCTGACCTCCGCGAAGGTCTACGGCTTCGAGTCGAGCGATGGGGACAGCGGCAAGATCGTCACGACTTACAAACTGCTTGGGAGCAAGCCGACCGTCACGTCGAGCACCAACATCAACTCGACCGTCGCTGGGGCGACCTACCCGGCGCTCGGCAACCGCGTCATGCGGAAGCAGGCGACGCTGCGCATGAACAAGGCGGTCGGCAGCAGCCTGGCGGCCGTCGACACCGTGAAGTTCGAGAGCGTGAAGGTGTCCTACTCGCGACCCCAGGACCGCCCGTTCATCGGGGGGCAGGACTTCATTGACGAACCGGCCGACAACGGGTTCCCCGAGATTGGGCTGGAAGTGAACTACCCGCGCATGAACACGACGGCGGCGAACTCGCTCTTCGCGGGTCTGCGTGATTCCACCACCTTCAAGGCGGACCTGACCTACGCGGGCGCCTACATCAACTCGACGGACAAGTACACGCGGATGTATGAGTTCTCGGCGCTGAAGCTGACGAACTTCGAGGCATTCACCGCCGGCGCGAACCAGATCAAGCCGAAGGCGACGTTCAAGGCGTATCTGGCCACGTCGACGCCGACCAACATGACGCTCATCCGTCCGATGCGACTGACGCGCATCATGGTCAATTCGACGCTCGCGTTCTAAGGGTCACGGGACGCCCGACTCGTGCGTGCGGGTCGGGCGGACCCCGGCAAGGAAGGGGCCGATGGCGAAGCAGTTACAGGAAGCGGGCGCCCAGTTCACCGTGAAGGATAGCGACCTGCTGCAGGACGGCGACAAGGACACCACCTACACGTTGCGACACCTCACGCGCGAGAAGCACCGCGAGATGCAGGCGGAGCATACCGAGAAGGTCATCAACAAGCGCACGCACCAGCGCGAGGACCGGACAGACTGGGCCGCCGTCACCGACGCCCTGGTCGACTACGTCATCGTGGGCTGGGCGGGGGTGGTGTATCGCGGCCAGCCGGCGCCGTGCGACCGCGACCACAAGATGCTGCTCGACGCGCCCACGACCGACGCGATTCTGGAGCGGGCCGGGCTGAACGCGATCACGGGCGCGCGGGACGAGGAGGCGGAGATCCGCGAGGCGTCCTTTCGACAACCTGGAGACGTTCCTCACGTTCTGGGTGGATGAGCGGTCGCAGCACGCCTGCTGCCTGTTTGCGACCGATGAGGAGCTCGAGAGCGACGCGGAGCTGTTCGACTGCGATGACTGTCCGGTGCGGGAGGCGCTCGAGGGGCTGTGGCCAGAGAACGCCGAGGCGTGGCGGGTGTTCCGGCAAATCGCCACGCAGTTCACGGTGGACCTGCACGCGGGCAACGAGGTGTTACGACGTCTGACGGGCGGGCTGGACGATGAGGCGTTTGGGGCGTTACTGGATCGCCTGAGTCTGATCTACACGTTGCTGTATCCCCCGCCGGCGGCGAAGGCGGACACCGACTGAGGGACCCGTGGCCAAAGAACTGACCATCACCATCAACGCCGACGTGGCGCAGGCGACGACGAACCTGCGCCAGGTCGATGCGGCGATGGATAAGGTCGCGCAGCACGCGGGCGGTCCGCTCAACACCTCTCTCGACAAGCTGAATGGCACCACGAAGGCGCTGGGCGGCACGACGGCAACGGCGACGAGCTCGCTGACGGAGTTCTTCGGCGGCATGGTTGCGGGGATGGCCTCGGCGACACTGATTATCGCTGGGCTGAAGATGTTTGTTTCCCAACTCCTCCGTACCGCCGATGAACTCGTGCGCGTGTCTGACCGCACCGGGGAAACCATCGAAGGCGTGCAGCGGTTGGGCGCGGTGGCCGTCCAGAGCGGCAACAACCTCGGCGAAATCACGAACGCGATCGGCTTTCTGCAGGACCGGCTCGCCAACGGGGACAAATCTGCCCTCGGCGCGGTCAAGCAACTGGGGTTATCGTTCGGCGAACTGGAGCGGGCCAGCCCGGAAGGGGCGATCAAACTCATCGGCGCGGCGCTCCAGGGCGTGTCTGACGCGAACGAACGCGCCTCGATCGCCACCGACCTCTTCGGACGCTCGGGCCGGGCGGTGTTACCGACGCTCCTGGCGGACTACAACACGCTCGCTGAGGCGGCGGGCATCATGTCCGAGGCGACCGTCCGCAAACTCGACGACATCGGGGATGCGTGGGAGCGGCTGAGTGGCCGGGTGAAAGCCGCCGGCGGAGAGGTGGCGGTGACCTTCGCGGAGGTCTTTGAGCACCCGGTCGCGTTCTTTGACATGTGGATCAAGACCGGGGACGCGGCGATGGCGGCGGCTGGCACCAAGATGGCGTCGGCGTTCCGCGACCAGTTCATCCGGGAGATGGCCAAACCGCTGCCCACAGTGGGGGTGAAGCAAATCACCACGGCCTCAGGTGTGAAGGTGTGGGCGTTCGATACGACCGAGATTGACAAGTACATCGAACGGGTCGGCGTGGCGAGCCGTGCCATCAAACCGATCGCGCTGTCCCAGCAGGAAGTCGCCAAGGTCATCGATGAGTCCAATGCCTTCATCCGCAAGTCCTGGGACGACACGCAGAAAGCGGCAGTTGAATCCGCCAAGCGAGCGGCGGCGGCGTTTGCCACCTTGACAGAGAAAGTCTACAGCCAAGAGCACCAGTACGACGTCGACAAGTTGTTCCGCGAGATGTTCGCCAACAGCAAGACGTGGGACGAAGTCGCGAAGGAGCTGCCGCCCTATATCGTGACGGCGATTCAGAAGTCCGTCGCGGAGGCGCAGCGCCAGCTCGACACGATGAAGCCGTTCGACATCATGACGATCCTGACGGGCAACGCGGGGAATGAGACGTTGATCGGGTCAACGTTCGCGCAGCGGTTCAAGGCGGTCGGCGCGGCGATTGCGGATGTGTTCCGCAACATCAACACCACGGCGGGCCAAATCGCCCAGGTCGCCACCGGCACGATGAATGTGTGGTTTGACAAGACGGTGACGGGCGCGGAGAAGACGGCGCAGAAGATGGTCGCGGTGTTTGCCGCGGCGGCGCAGATTATTTCGATGCTCTTTGGCGGGTCGAAGGGTGGCCAGATTGCCTCGACGGCGTTTGGCGGCGCGGCGGCCGGCGCGGGCATCGGGTTCCTCTTCGGGGGCGTGCTCGGCGCGGGTATCGGCGCCGCGATCGGCGGGATTGCGGGACTGATTGGCGGCATCGGGGCAGCGGCGAAGACCACACGCGACGCCAACATTGCCGCCACCGCGCAGATCAAGGAACTCCAGAAGCAACTCCTCACGACCTACGGCTCGCTCGCCGAAGTCGACAAGATGAGCCAGCAACTCGGCGTTGACCTGGTCGGCGCCTGGGGTGATAAGTCGCAAGCGGGTCTCGCCCACTTCAACGCCCTGCTGGATGTGTTCAACGCCAAGCTGGCGCTCGCGCCGACGTGGGACAAGGCCACCGCGCTGATGGAGAAATACGGCATCAGCATCGAGCGGGCCGGTCAGGCGATTCGGCAGTTGATGATCACGGACAGCGCCCGCACGTTGATCAACGACTGGCAGCAGTGGAAGTCGCTGATTGGTGATGATACGGCGGCGATGGAGGAGTTCGCCAAAGCGTCGGCGTCCCAATTCTCCATGCTCGTGCAGCAGTCGGCCGCCTATGGCACGGCGATTCCCGAAAACATGAAGCCGATGCTGGAGTTCCTCGTCAAGTCGGGGCTGCTGCTCGATGCGAACGGAAAGGCCATCACGGACATCGCGGGGATCACGTTCGGGAAGGCGGTCCAGACCGAGCAGGAGAAACTCGTCGCGTCGCTGGATCGGCTCACCGCCGCGCTGATTGCGCTGACGCCGCAATGGGGCGGGGGTGGAGGGGCCGGGGGTGGCATCGATCGCGTCATCGGCGAGCAGAACGCGCGCATGTTGCCGCCCAGTTTCGCGGGCGGCACGCGGGGGCAGTATCGCGACTTCGGCCGGGGCACGCTGGCGGTGCTCCATGGGCGCGAGCGCGTGATGACGGAAGGCGAAGGCAGCGGGGGGAGCGCCCCGACCATCGTCATCCAGGCGCTCGATTCGGCCGACGTGGAGACCTGGCTGCGGCGCGGCGGGGCGCAGAAGATTGCCGCGGCAATGGTGCCGGTGTTCCCGGGCGCGGCGAAGTTCCGGGTGGGGCGACGCTGATGGCCGCGACCTACGAATGCCTCATCGGGGGCGTGGCGAAGACGCTGCGACGGGGCTGGTCGCATCAGGCCGCCGCCAACGGGCGCGACACGTTCACGGGCGTCGTGCGCGCGCGCAGTGGGTCGTATCGTCCCGCGCTGAACGCCCCCGTCGTGCTGTCGGAGGCCGTGGCGATTGCTACCTCGAGCAACGCCAACCCGACGCACGTCATCACGTCCGAGAATCACGGCATCGTCAGCGGGCAGACGGTCACGGTCGCCGGGCACAGCGTCTCTGGCGTCAACGGGGCGAACATCGCCACCCGGGTGAGCGCGACCGAGTTCACCCTGCCGGTGGCGTCCACCGGGGGCACGGGCGGCACGGTGGCCCGGCGGTTGTTTGGGGGCGCCATCGAAGCCCCCGTCGAACAGGGCGCCGGCGGCTACGGCCTGGCCACCATCACGACCGAGCTCCCGTGCGCCGACTACAACGCGCAAGCCGAGCGCCGCGTGGTCAACGAGGTGCTGGCCGCGGGCACGCTCCTGGCGATGCTCACGCGCATCGGCGTCATCCTCACCATCACGATTCACCCGAACCAGGTCACGGGGCCGACCCTCGCCGCGCTGCCCTGTGATTACGCCACGTTACGCGATGTGCTCGACACCTTGGCGACGACGACGGGCTATGCCTGGGAGTTCGACGCCTTCAATCGGCTGCGGATGTTCCTGCCGAACACGGAAGCGGCGCCGGTCAATGTCATCGACGGGAACGACGTGGCGGTGGGGGACATCAGCGTCACCCGGTCACGGACGAACTACGCGAACCGCGTCATCCTGCGGTACAGCAACGCGGCGACCGCGGCGTGGGGCTACCTCATCACCAACGCGGGCGCGAACTTCAGTAACAACGACACCGTGACGGTCGGCGGGAGGACCTACACGTTCAAGTCGTCGCTGACGAACGTGGCGGGGTATGTGCAGCTCGGCAGCGATAGCAACGACAGCCTGGTCCATCTCGTCTGCGCGATCAATCTCTCCGGCACGCCGGGCACGGAGTATGCCGCGGCGACCACAATCAACCCCTCGGTGACGGCCTGGACCTATGGTTCCCCGACGACGATGGCCGTGCGCGCCCTGGTCGCTGGCGCCTCGGGCAATTCGCTCGTCGGCACGACCGCCACGACGGCGATGTGGATCTGGGAGGGCGGCATCTGGGGCGGGACGCCGATTACGCAACTCATGGGCGGGACAGACCAGGCGCTCACGAACGTCTCGACCGCGACGGATGCGAGCTGGGCCAGCGACCCGTGGGACCTGGTCGTGCAGTCGCCTGAAACGACCAGCCAGACGGCTGCCGATGTCCTGTCCGCCGCCGTGCTGGCCGTGCGCCTGGTCGAGACCACGACGGTGCGGTACGAGACGTATGCGCTCGGACTGCGGCCAGGGCAGACCCAGACCATCACCATCGCCAACCGCAACGTGAATGGCACCTACCTCATTACGGAGGTGTCCTCGCAGAACACGAACAAGGCTCGCGTGCTGCGGACGGTGACGGCCATCAGCAGTCTGCTGGCGCAGAGCGCGGACCGCTGGCAGGACGCGGCGATGTATGGCGGGGCCGTATCGGGCGGGGCGGTGTCGGTAAGTGGCGGCGGGTCGACTGGCGGGGGTGGCGGTGGGCTGTCGCTGATTGGCTTTGGCGGCTCATCGGTGGAGGCGTGGCCCGCGCCAGCGGCGGCGGCGTATGTGGCGGCGAACAGCGTCCAGGTGCGGATCGACACGGCGGTGCGCGGGTCGGCGGTGGGCACCTGTTACGTGCGGCTGCGGGCAAGCGCGGGGAGTGTCACGGCGAGGTTGCGCGACCTGACGAACGGGGCGACGGCGGGCACGAGCGCGGCGGTGACGAATACCGCATGGCAGACCGTGTCGTTCCCGGTGGCGCTCACGGCGGGGGCGGCGGTGTACGAGGTCGAATTGTCGGGGAGTGTTGAGGGCGCAGACCTGGCGCTCGGGAGTAGCTACCTTGAATAAACGCTTCCTGTTCATCGCCTTCATGCTGCTGGCGCTGGCAACCTCGGCGGTGGCCCAGACGGTGACGGCCGAGCGCGTCAAACTCACGACTGGCCCGTGCATGGTGCGGTCGGGCAGCGGCGACCCGGATGGCGTGGTGGTGGGAAACATCTGCGATGCCTGGCTCCGTTCGGATACCGGCACGCTGTATCTCAAGACGACTGGGGCGGATCATCATGGCTGGACGCTTCTGACGTCCGGCGGCGTCACCGGCACCGGCACGGGCGGGTATCTGACTGGCTGGACGGGGACGAGCACCCTCGGCGCGACGGGGCTGACCTACACGACCAGCAGCATCACGGGCGGGACGTGGAACGCCGGGGCGGTGACAAGTTCCTCGACGGTCTATGCGGCAGCCAGTTCATTTCTAGGCATCAATACTCGCGTCTATATCGCATCGAATGGCGACGGTGATATTCAGTTCGCAAAGTGGTCTGATGATGGCGTTGCGACAATTAGTAAAGGTATTTGGAACGCCGGGGCGGTGACGAGTA